TCAGTTGGTAGAGCCCTGGATTGTGATTCCAGTTGTCGCGGGTTCGAATCCCGTCATTCACCCCAATTTCGGAGCATAGCACAGCCTGGTAGTGCACCTGGTTTGGGACCAGGGGGTCGTAGGTTCGAATCCTACTGCTCCGACCATATTCTTGAAAATTAAAAGAAAAATATCAAAGTACAGGCTTTGATAATGCCGATCATAGAGTGAATTACTTCTTGATCGTGTAATTGAAATACCAAGTTAAACTCTCATTCCCATTCCCAACCTACTCCCATAGATTTTCTTCATATTGCGCGTAAAATCAGCAAAAAGTCTGTTTTTAAATATCTAAAAAATAAATTGGGTATAGCGTTATTTTTAAGTAATAAAGTAATATTTTAATTAATCTTTATATATATCAATACTCTATATCATTAATCATATGTAATATTATCAGTAATAAATATGTAAGATATTACTGTGAAAAAAAGTATTGTTATCCAATATTCAGTGTTAATAAAAACAATGACTTATAAAAAATTACTTATGTTATTACAAAAAATTACTCTTAGAAGTAAGGTTTTTTATTATTAATTTTCAATTACTTATGTATTGGTATTACTTTATTACTCCAAATCGATTTCAGATCCTTTAAAAAGACATTTTTATGTTCTTTAGTATCAAATAGCGATCAAATTTTTTACTCATTGGTTCGTATTAGCTTGAAACTGTAGTATCGTAGTAATATGCAGTATGAAAATTTCCTCATTTTTCTCTCAATAGCCTAAGTTTCATAGGTCTTCTTGCTTTATCCAATAGTGTATCTTGCTGCAGTGAAATTGACTCATTTAGACGAACCCCAGGCGCGCGGGTGACTGCGCCGAGCCACGGTCTGATCGATTTACATGAGAATTTTTCTCATTTGAGCGAAATTTCTGAAAATCCATAAAAAAAGCCAGCTAATGCTGGCTTTAATGCTTTTTAAATTGTCATGTGACGTTCTTTAAGTCATATTCTTTAAATCTAATCACTTCATCACCAGCCCATTCATTTAATTGCTGCATGCGCGACTCAAGTGGAAGAATTTCATTTTGATAAAAGACTTCTGCAGCATCTTTGATAGATCCAAACCCACCGGTATTGTTTGGTACGACACCCATTAGTTGTGGCGGTATGCGAAGTGCTGCCAAAGTATCGTCACGTGTGATGGATTTAATATTTGTGAAATCATCCTTTGCAGCGATTTCAGAAACAGGCAAGATCTGTATACCATCCTTTTTTCCTCCTGGTGCGTAGTAGAATAGATTACGGAAGTTGCCTGGCCCTTTGCTATCTTTCAGAGCCTGTCGTAATGCTGTGATGTCATTCGGATCTTGAGCAGCATCATTCACATATAAGATAAAACCGGCATGAGATCCATTGTTGTAGTACTTCCGACGAAAGAGCGTAGCCGACTCATTAAGCCATGCACTTTGTAATGCAGATAGATATTCTGGTGATCCATAAATTTCCTGATCGATATCGGCTTCTCGTATATGACAAACACGATTAGAAAATTCATATTCTTGATAGCCAAGATGATCATTACAAAGTAAGAAGAATTGATCATCATACTCACCACGTCGCATGTATTTTGCCAGCGCTGGTTTATATTGCATTACATTTCCGAGTCTGGATCTGACTTCTTCAAGATATGTATTACCACACCAGACGTAATCTAACGCGACCTGTTCAAATGCTTTCCGGTTTAACTTTGCATGCGGAATAAATAAATTGGCCAGAAAATTACGTTTAAAAATAATGCCACTGTTTAAGTAGGGCGTTGATTTGTATGACTTGGCCAAACCATTCATATTGACCTGAGGTTCATACCAGCGCCCATTGAACCAAGATTCCAAATAATCTGATAATTCATTGCCATTTAGCACTGGTACAGCATCACCAAAAGTGAATGCCATTGATTCATGCTTGTTTTGTTTCATTTGGGTTTGAAATATTGGTATTTGGCTTTTGGCAAAACTGACTAAATTTTTTGCTGTAGATAGGGGATTCATTAATAGATCTCCAAGAATGATTGATTCATTTGTGTTTGGCCTTCGAGTGGTTCATTGTGAATTGCATGCATCAATGCCCAAGCTAGATCTGCATGTCCTGTTTCCTCAGAACGACCAGCTGTAAAGGTCATTTGTCTTTGGCTTGCTGTAAGTGTTTTTTTGATGCTCATTAATGATTGAGATAGATCTGTCCAGCCCGCGTCATACTCAAGCCGACCATGACGAATCACATCCATTGTTTTTAAGACAAGCCGTGTTTTGACTTCGGGTGAATAACTAAATTCAGTCACATTTGGGAAAAATTGCTTAACCAGTTGAGATACACCAGTTCCCATACCTGTGATGTCTACGCCAATATAAGTCACGTAATAACGCAACGTCGTTTGTCGAATCATTTCTGCCTGAGCTTTGAAATCCATTCCACGAAATTGAATGCGTTCAAGTACTCTAAATTTCCCACCAGGAACGGGGGAAGGGGCAACGACAACCATGCCAGCACTGTCACCACTTTCAGCCGGATCATAGCCAATCCAAACTGGATTATTACCAAAAGGTCTTGTATGAAATGGTTTAAAGTCATCTGCCCAAACTTCCCATGAATCCACCATGCATGGCTGTAACATGGCCAATGGAAATATTGATGCGCCATCATCAATAAATTCACACATCAACAAATTGGCAAATTCTTCGGGTGAATACTCAAAACGTAACTCTTCAATATCAAAGAGATCACATCCACCATTCTCTGCATCAAGAATAGTGACAATCTGACGCCACATCCGGTCTTCACATAAGCGTCCATTCTTCAATGCATCATGAGATACATCGATATTGAGCTTTTGATCTTTTGATCGACCACGATTTGCTCGTGTTCCAGTCCAGAATGTATAAGCTTCATGTGCCATTGTGGATGGCGTAGAAAAATACGTTTTACGCCACTTTTTATGCAAAGCCATTGCAGATGCGACTTTGTTTAATTCATTAAATCCAAACGTCCAAAAAAATTCATCAAAGTAAAAATTACCGTGGTGGCCTTGAGCTGTACGATAATTTGTTCCGAGAAATGACAAAGAGGCTTGATTGTTATCTGGTAGAACAATTGGATCACCAACCAATTCGACACCACAAGCTTCGTATGCAAAACCTTTGATGTATTCTTTAAAAATGTGCGCCTGAGCTTTTGAAGCAGATAAGAAAATCTGATTACGGCCAGTTTTGACTGCATCGACCAATGCTTCACGTGCAAAGTACCAAGTCGCACCGATCTGCCGACTTTTTAAAATCACTCGAGTACGCTGATTACCAGCTTTGTACCAATCTCTTTGATAATCAAAAAGGCTATCTTCAAAAGCTGAAATAAGTTGTTCGACTTGTTCTTCAGTAAACGTATTACTTTCTTTTTTCTTTTTCGGTGCTGCATTGCGCTTGACTAAATTCGGATTTAGATCTGCTTCATTGCCACCATCTTTGTAACGTTCAATACGCGCAAATTCTTTGTAGTTTTTAAATAATTCGCCAAGCTCTTTATAGTCGCCACTCGATTTTTTGTTTTTAAGTGTGAGTGTCATCAAGCGAACTGTCAGAGCTTCTTCAACACGACTGTCAGATCTTGTTTTATCCCATTCTTCTCGTGTTTTCCAAGCCTGAACTGTACGTTCGTTTTCATCAAGCGCTTCAGCTATATCAACGATTTTCCAGCCAAGCCAGAATAAAAATTTTGCCTTGAGTTTGTTATCGAGTATCAGCTCTAGATTAGCCAGTTGAGAGAGTTCGTTCATGTCCTGCGGATCGATTTGGTTTCATCCGCAAACGATGGCAGGCACTGACTCTTTTAGCAGTTCAATGCAGTTGTAAAAGCACTTTTAACAACTGCAAATGATTGAACAACAAGGCTTTGATTGCCCATTCTGCACCTATTGAAATTGCCCAAAAAACCTTGCAACAGGTGCAGCAAAATGACCGAAAAAACACAGCCGAAAAAATTTAAATCGAAATGGTTTCGAGTTGCCGTGGCTGGTGACACCACCGATGGACGTCAAATTCAATCTGAATGGATCATCCAAATGGCACAGACATACAATTTGAATACCTATGGTGCTCGAATTAATTTGGAACATATTAAGGGTGTTTCACCAGATGGAATTTTCGGTGCGTATGGCGATGTGATTGCGCTTAAAACTGAAAAAGTAGACATCAATGGTGAACAGAAAGATGCACTATTTGCGCAGATCCAGCCAAATGATAATTTGATTGCCCTCAATCAGAAAAATCAAAAAATTTATACGTCTATCGAAGTAGATGAAAATTTTGCAAAGACTGGCCAAGCCTATTTAGTAGGTCTTGCTGTAACTGACAGTCCAGCGTCTTTGGGTACAGAAATGCTTTCGTTCGCAGCCGGTGCTACTGAAAACCCATTAAAGGCCAAAAAACAACGTCCCGAAAACCTTTTCAGTGCAGCTCAAGAAACCACGTTTGAATTCGAAGAAGTCAAAGAAAATTTTGGTGCGAACTTTTTAAATCAAATTAAAAATTTGTTCAAAACTCAAGAGCAACAACAGCAGCAAAATCAAGAAAACTTCAGCCAAAGTGAGCAAGCGATCCTTGCTATTGCTGAACAGACTGCTTCGCAAGGGACAGAATTCAATCAATTAAAGCAAAAGCATGAGCAGCTGCAGCAAGAATTCAATCAATTGAAATCAAAGCTGGATCAAGAACCACAACATAAAAAACGCCCTGGTTCAAACAACAGCCAATTCAAGCATGACGAAGAAGAAGTCGACTGTTAGTTCAGTCGATATATCTCCCTTTCAAAATATTTAGAGTATAGAAAATGCAATTACTTACCCGTCAAAAATACAACAAGGTGATGGCTCAAATAGCAGAGCTAAATGGTGTTGAAACAGTCACTCAGCAGTTCAATGTCACGCCTTCTGTTCAGCAAAAGCTCAAAGAAAAACTCCAAGAATCATCTAAGTTTTTGAGTCTAATTAACGTTTATATCGTTCCAGAACAGTCAGCGGAAGCAATTGGAATGGGAATCTCTCGACCAATTGCATCTCGTACCAATACAAATAACAACGATCGTCAAACCAAAGATCCAACTGCAATGGACAATCGCTTTTATTTTTGCCGTAAAACCGATTTCGATACAGCTATTAAGTATCAAAAACTGGATCAGTGGGCCAAGTTTACAAATTTTTATGCAATGTTCCGTGGTCTGATTCTCAAGCGACAGGCGCTAGACCGTATCATGATTGGATTTAATGGTACCAGTATCGCAGCCGATACCGACATTGTTGCCAATCCAAAACTTCAAGATGTCAACAAAGGTTGGTTGCAAAAAATGCGTGAAGAGAATCCTTCACGTGTGATGAAGTCTGGTGCCACTCAAAACAAAATTACGGTCGGTAAAACAGGCGATTATAAAAATCTAGATGCGCTTGTCATGAATATTGTCGATGAAATGATCGATGAAGTGCATCAAGATAATCCTGATCTTGTCGTCATGTGTAACCGCAAAACTGTATCTGATAAGTATTTTCCGTTAGTCAATCAAGATCAACCGAACACTGAAAAGTTAGCAGCCGACATTATCATTAGTCAACAGCGAATGGGTAATCTGCCTGTGTACTCAGTGCCATTCTTGCCTGAAGGCATCATTTTAGTGACGACTTTCGATAACTTGTCCCTCTATATGCACGAAGGTGCTATGCGTCG